TGAAGTGTGTCTCTGACGACAATCACTAGGCGTGCACTTCAAGTCCTATACCTTCCACTGGTTTAGGGATCGCTCTACTTGGCCTGTCAAATGGTCGAGGTCCTTCAGGTCCAAAATATCAAGCCGCTTTCCGAGAGCTAGGTCGGCGGCCTTTGGTACACCATCATCTTCGACTATGACGATGTCTTCCCAATCTACTTGTAATCTCGAAAGGGGGATCTCGGGGTAAACAGTATCCTCGAGCACAGCATAGTTAGCGGCATAAGTACTCCACACAGAAGGGAAAAAGTCCGGCCGAAGCCAGTCAAAATTTATTTCTACATGAAGGTCTGTGAGAGAATCATAGTACTTCTCAATGGCGAGCTGTTCTTGAACTGTAATCCCGTACAGTTCCTCAACCAAGAGCCTAGTAGCCATGCCAGGTTCGCACCTTTCGGGCAAACTCGTCATGGCGCGCTTCAGTTTTTCCCGTTCATAGAGATCAACTGCGTGCAGCCTAGATTCAAAGAAGCCGGTCATATTGATTGATCGAGTAGTCCTCAACAAATACCTACCGATGGCACCTACTATTGGGCATGATCCATACTGGTAATGAAGGGAAAACCCTCTCGCTCTTATGAGCTGCTTCTTCTTAGACGCCTTACACCGATAATACTTCTCAGGTAGCATCCCTACAGTAGCCATGACTTTCCTCGGGTCCGTAACAATTATTTGGTCACCCGGATCAAATAGCATACCGCAGAATGAAGCTTTAGAAATATCATCAACATAAACTATGTCAATTATCCATCCTAGTGCGCGATAGAGCTCATTGGTGGGCATGAGATCTCCATCTACGCGAAACAATCCGTCATCACCTTCCACAACTATGTCTCCCCTCACCGAGAGAAGTTCTAGACAGGCTTCAAAGTTAATCAAATTGGCAATTCCGTTGCCGAGAGATGTATCGACCTCTCCAGACATCCGTTTGTTCGCAACAGTTATAGTTATAAATTTATTTTTGCATTTATTTTTTTTCTGCGAAAAGCGGAAGTCAGGGAATTCTACCGAGAGGTCGTCGAGTACCTCCTGCACCCAACCTTCTACGCATGATCCGTAGAGGGTTTCAACTTGGGCCATAAAAGAGCTAATGAGGTGCAGGTAGGCGGTGTCTGTGGCGCCGGAAACGTATCCAAAATACTGGCCGAGGAAGCACTTAGAGCCGGGGACAAGCCTGAGAATATGGTGGTACAGCTGTCTCTGAAAGCTGAACTTAGCATAATCAAAATGGCTTTCAAATGCTGTATAATCTGAAATGCCATACTTGGCGCCTGGTCTGTAAATTTTTCCCATAACGTACGCTGGTCGGTCAGGCTCAGGGATCTTCTTGATGAAAGAAGGGTGTGAGAAGACAACGTTTCCCACGGCTTGAATCCATGGTCCAGCGAAACACTTAAATTCATCGCTCCGAGCGTTGATCCATCGGGCGTGTTTGGCTTCATCATAGGTTTCCGACTTGACAAAAGACTTGACCAGAGCGTCTCGATCCAACATTTTCCGTTCACAAGCATCCCAGGCAGCCATGAGCTCATCTTTTCGCCAAGCTGGGTAATCTCTACTGGCCAGCCAAGTTTCGAAGGAGACATCTGTGTCTGCGGGGAGGGCTCGGAAATTGCGTTTAATGAAGGTCGGTATGAATCGAAGCATGAAGCGCTGAAGTCTCTTATTGGGCTTAGGAGTCCTCCGGCAAAATCTCTTAGCTGCCCCTGCTTTTGCTGAAACAGGATCAACGTCAGACTGAGGCCTAGCAATCCCAGCAATAGTCGCGTAGCCGACTGCTTGGAGGATTCGTCGATATTTCCTGTTAAAGGGTGTGGTGTTTCGAGTAATCTTTGTTCCGGCGTCGACGAGGTAAGCTTGTTCAGGATCGAAAAGCTCTCCTGGTCGATATCCGTAGTACCCAAGGCAGGGGCGAGCCGAAAATCCAGTTCAACTGAGTTCTCTAGATTGTGTTCTGCTCGAGCAAATACGTAGTCCTGCGTAGAACTGTGAACGTATTCGTTGTCATACATGCCCTTCTTATCGTAGTTGGCAATGTTATAGGACTGCAATGTCCGGTCAAGTCGCGCTTTCAAAGACTCCCTAGTTCCGTGTTGGGTAAGGAGTGCTGGGAGATTGGCGTCAGTCGCGGCTTCGACTAACACGATGAGTGTGTCGAAAATCTCAACCCACCGAGCATTCTCCATGACATCTACAGTGCGCTCGTACTTCCTCAGGGTTATGTACTTATGAGCCAGAACGTCTTTGGCGACGATTGATGAACGCTTATCATCAGCAACAAGGACGGTCTCTTCTTTGGCTGAGTAATGAACCGAGTGGTATCTGTAGCCAGCTGTTCCTAACAAGTAGTTGACTGGAGTGCGAATGGACCTAGGGAGACGCCACAAATTTTTGGTCCAATATGTCTCCGTAAGTCTTGCGGCGACAACCAGTGCGATCTGACTCAAAGCTTTGCACACTTCAAATTTGAACAAAGTGTACGAAGACATGCTCGGGCACACGGCTGTCGTGATCAAGCTAAGACAACGAAACGCGTTGTTAGCTTTCAGCACATCCTGAGACTGGGGGTAAAAGGTTCCTAGGTAATCCTCCGCTGTTCTGTCAATCCAAAACTCCGCAATCTTTTTAAGCCACCAAGGTGCTGTTAGATCTCCAAGCACCCGTGTAAAGATTGTGAAGAAGCAGCTCTTAGCAAGGCAGTAACTCGTATACGACCAAAACCACTTCCTAAAATCGAAAGGGGGTCTAACAAGAACCTTGCAGTAACCAAACTCTTCGGAAACTCTCTTGTGGGATGGTCCTTCCATAACCAAAGTCTCAACCACAGTCTCTTCAACTACTACCTGCTCCTGCTTCTCTTTGTCGACCTCGACTAGGGCGTCTAACTCACCCTGCGCCATCTGAATGTCGCAGGCCAGCTGTCGAAGAACTCGCTGGTCGTGAATAGTGCTCCTTAGTTCTGTCAGTTTCAAACACATCTGATCTGCATCGTCCTGGCGGGATGGGTCTACCAGGCGTGCCGTTGGTGGTTCAAACTTCTCAACAGGGGTTCGAGGTGCGACCAGGCATTCTTTATCTTTGTCTTTCGAACGCGCAAGATCGGCCGGAGTAGGTTGTTGGACGCAGTCGGCAATGCTTGTCGTCTGCGATTTTTGTTTCGGCTTGGCCTTAGCCTTAATAGCAGCCCCGGTTGACTTCCGGGCTGCGGAAGAAGGTGTAGCTTTCTTCGCGGTGGTTAGGCGCGAAGTTGACCCCCCACCTTCAGAGGAGTCCGCGGAAGATTTCGAAGATTTACCAGATCCTCTACATCCCCTGCGACTACCTTTCGGCCCACATTTAACACTAATAGGATTATTATTCATTGGGCTACGAAAAATAGGGAAGACATCGTACATGCTTGTTTGCCAGTAGTCAAAGGAGGTCAAGCAAAGCCTGACCCCCCGGTTGTGACTCAATTAGCCATTGAATGTTGCCTAGCGACCTAAGCTTCGGCAGCTGGAAAACTAGTAGGTCTAAAAATAAGAGGAGCTACCTCCACAGTTCTATCACCGCGGGAGTTGCTAGGTGGTTCGGTAGATATGGACACAGCTGCAATTCGCCATTGCAACCTACCCCAGTCAGCGACCATTAACCCTAGATTCTTGGAACTCGGCCCCCCCGGTTCTCACTCTTAAATTAAACCTATAGCCAGCCGCGTCGGTTCCTCGGAACATCGCGTACTCATGCCTCGAGCCGGTTTTTACTCTTAGCAATCGGCATTCAAAGGATTTGCGGTAATCAACCCCCTTGTCATCGGGACCTTGGCCAAGGCGCTATGGCCACCTCCACAAAAGGAAGACTCCATAATCTTATATCGGAAAGACTCTTTCTCACGCTCA